CGAAGGGTTATCGGCTGACGGCCATATCCTCGTAAAGGGAACCGGCGTACCGAGAATAGAGTTTCCGCAAACACTCATGACATTTGCAGCGCCTACGGTAGAATTGGAAAGGCTGGTCATAAGTGGAAAGATTCATCACAACCGAATCCGATACTCGATTGGCAGGCCGGTCACGTGACGGTTTACACGGACATGAACAATAATAAGCGACCAGTGAAACCGAAGCACGAGGATCATAGAAAAATCGACGGGATAGTCGCTTTAATCATGGCTCTGGCTGGATTGATGGGAGAGGATGGTACGTCGGTTTACGAGACGCGGGGGATCTTGACGCTGTGAGAGATAAAATAGAAGTTCTCGACTTTGAGATATTAGAAGATGGTAAACTTGTCCTACTCGACGGCAACGGACAACCACTCAAGATGCAAAATGGAAAATGGCCGGAAGCAGTTAAGCTTGAATTTACCCGTTCAGATATAGGAACCGCTTGCAACAGTGCGGGAGTCCTGTTTAAGCCAAACATCACCGCAGAACATTGGTAATCTGTAAAGCGATGCTAATCCTGAAAAAATAGATGCGAAACACACTGCTGAACATCGTAGGACTCGGCGGCTTCGCCCTGTTGGGAGTTGGTGCGTGGTGGTATTCGCCGTCATTATCGTTGGTCATTTCCGGCGGATTGATGCTAGGTTGTGCCGTCTACGGGATACTGAGGCGAAAATAATATGGAAACGACAAACAATCACACTGAGACGGATGGGATTCCAGAGTTGTATTATGCTGGCGAGGTTGTCGAGTTTGGTGTGTATATGAGTGACGCACAGGAGAATGAATTCCGAAGCACATTTCCCGGAGAATGTTGTGCAAAATGCCGGTTTTGGGAATGTTATGAAAACCCCTTATGGAATAAGGAAATTTCTATAATACTTGACAAACCAATTCCCGATTACAATGGGTCTTGCAGGCGACATTCTCCAAGAATAATAGAGAATAACGATGTAGGCGAAGACAATACTGCGTTCTGGCCGGAGACACGTTACCGCGATTGGTGTGGAGATTTTGAATGTTAACAACCCTCCTCGGAACAAGAGCCGCAGTGCCACGGGGGCCGACTGACGATTTCTGGTACAGTCCGATTGGCGTGCAGACTTCGGCCGGTTTGAAGGTCACTCCACAGACTGCGGCGAGCCTGAATGCACTAATGGCATGCGTTCGCGTGATTGCCGAGACGCTGGCGAGCTTCCCGTTAATCATTTACCGCAACCGAGCTGACGGCGGGAAAGACCGAGCTGAGAATCACCCGATGTACCGCACGCTGAAGTTTCAGCCGAATCCTTGGCAGACGCGGTTCGAGTTTGTCGAAATGCTTGAAGGGCACATATTGCTGAGGGGTAACGCTTTTTGTGAGATCGTGCCGACCGGCGGCGGTGGAGCGGATTTGATGCCGCTTAATCCTGACAGGATGCTAGTCGAGCAATTGGCAAACGGAAGACTACGGTACACGCACAAGGATGAAATCGGTAAAGAAACCATATTCAACCAAGACGAAATCTTTCACGTTCGCGGGATGTCATTCAGCGGGTTGCTGGGTCTCGACCCGGTCGAACTGGGTGCCGACACGATCGGCACCGCGATGGCCGGTGAACGGTATGCGGGCAACTTCTACCGCAACGATGGCACACCTAGCGGCGTGCTGAAGCATCCCAACAGGCTCGGCGAAGAGGCCCAAAAGAATTTACAAAAGTCGTTTGGGGGATTAACCGTCGCCACAGACGGGGCACACCGGATTCGGATTTTAGAGGAGGGCATGGACTGGCAACAGATCGGCATCAACGCAGAAGAGGCACAGCTGATCGAATCTCGCAAGTTTGCCGTCGAGGAAATCGCACGGATGATGCGCGTCCCCCCTCACTTGATTCAGTCTCTAGACAAAGCGACGTTTTCCAACATCGAGCAGCAATCACTCGACTTTCTCACGAATACGATGCGTCCGTGGGCTACACGCTGGGAGCTGGCACTGCAGCGGGACGTTATCGACGATGAGGTATTCTTCGCAGAGTTTTTGATTGATGCTCAATTGCGAGCGGACATCAAGACCAGGTACGAGGTCTATTCGATAGGCATCGCCTCGACAATGCTTTCGCCAAACGAGGCACGCCAGAAAGAGAACATGAATCCACGGGAAGGCGGTGACAGCTTTGAGAATCCGAACACGTCGAGCGGTCCAACCGAACCGGATGAGGATGGCGGTGGGGAGAACGAATCAGATCAACCGAACGACCCGGAGGAAAAGGCGGCGTGGTTCGGCATTGTCTTAGCGGATGCCGTCGACAGGATTACCAAAAAGGAAGTACGCGAAATCCAACGGCGTATCGGACAAGACGCCGAGATGGACTTTGTAAAGCTGTCTGAATGGATAGACGGTTTCTATGAGAAGCACGCCGAATTCATGTACAAAACGTTGTCGGCTCTGGGGCTTGCCTTGGAGTCGAACAGCAAAAAACTGCATACTGATATTATTGTTGAGCAGTACATTGACTTTACTAAGGCGGACTTGTGTATTTGTTGTACAAGAGCGGCGATTGAGGAGTGGGCTGCCGGACGGTCGGAACTCTTATCCGAGACAATCAAAGGATCGATCACATGCAAAGAACGTCTGGCTTTACGGTAGAGCACAAGGACTTTCTTGATTCAATTCCATCAGAGGAAGAGTTGCGATATCAGCTTGCCTGCAATGTGCGTGAGAAGGCTTTTCTTAAACGTCTTTTAAAAATAGCTATAGAAAAAGAAACTCTTCAACCAAAGGCCATAAAAGATGAAATATGAACGAATCATCCGGGCAATGACAAACGAAGTGTGGGCAATTTTGCCGAGCAAACTCGAAGAAATCATCGGCGTGATGGAAGCCAGGGTGAACGGCGTGGCCATCGATGCCGATAAACTACTCGAAATTGAAGCGGCACGTCGCAAACCTGTTCGTAATGGGAGCGTGGCCGTGCTGCCACTATTCGGCACCATTTCACATCGGGCCGGTTCCATTGAGTCCTCTTTTGGAACCTCATCAGAGCAGTTCGGGCGGGATTTTGACGCCTTAATGGATTCCCCAGAAGTCGGTGGAATTGTCATGGATATCGATTCTCCGGGCGGCACGGCGTTCGGACTTGATGAGGTCACCACGAAAATTAGAAACCGCCGTGGAGAAAAACCTATAGTGGCTGTGGCGAATGCCGGAGTGTTTTCGGCAGCTTACTGGATTGCGACGTCGGCGGATGAATTGGTTGTGACTCCTTCCGGAATGGTCGGAAGCGTGGGCGTGGTCGCCATACACGTCGATCAATCGGAGCTTGATGATAAAGTCGGCCTGAAGCCGACGTTCATTCATGCGGGTAAGCACAAAGTTGAGGGGCACCCGCACGCTCCGTTGGAAGATGAAGCGCGTGCCGAAATTCAGAAGCACGTTGATATGTTCCACGACAAATTCGTAGCCGGACTCGCCAAGAACAGAAACACGACCGAAACGCGAGTTCGAAACGACTTCGGCGGCGGGCGTGTCTTCGGTGCAAAAGAAGCCATTGAGAGAAACATGGCCAACCGTGTCGCAACCCTAGAGCAGATTGTCAGCGAAATGACCGGTACTCTCAAACCGAGGAGATCGACCAGGGCGGCGGCTGAGCGGCGGCGGCTGGAAGCAAATAGGGTTATTTGATGGATCACTTCTGCAAAACTTGTAAATGGTTTTCTGAAAGCATAGATGATGGAGAACCATTGGGGATGGGCGATTGCAAGAGATACCCCCCGTCTCCGCAAGCTATGTACGCCGTACCTAGCCCCTCAGCAGGCTCGTCTCCTGTAATTCATGGGGCTTCAGATTGGCTAAAGTGGCCGAATGTTTACGAGGATGATTATTGTGGGGAATGGTCATTCCTTCCGCAGCGGGTGATTTGACCTTGCATCTGTTTTGAGATACTTGTAACGTTGAGACATTGGGCGACGGCTTACATGAAGACGAGGTCCCGGTTGCCCAACTTTTGAAACAACCGGCGATGAAGAGGCTGAAACCGACCTTGCGTGTGCTGGTTGTTTTTGAGATTATTCTTGATGTTTGCGTGTGATCCGGCAGGACACACAAACAGACAGTAAAACATAAGTAAGTTTACAAAGTACGCAGAAGCGGCTTTGGAACTGTGTTTATTCACAATTCCAGAGCCGCTTTTTTTTGTCTTTGAGGAGACTGTAAAATGGCGAATCGACTTCTAAAGCTGCAAAAAGAACACGGGGAAATCCGGGAACGTCAGAACGCTCTGCTCACAGAACTCGATAAGCGTGCCGAGGATGGGGGCGATACTGATTTCACCGACACCGAGAAAGCGGAATACGACTCGCTCGATGCTGAACGGGAAGTCTTCGCGGCTCGCATCACCCGTGAGCAAGAATTCCGGGCGTCCGAGTTGAACATCGACCCGGTGAGTTCGACGATTGTCGGCGACGATCAGATCACAAACGTCACAGACACGCAACAGGCGGCAAGCATTCCGCAGCCGTTTAGCTCGTTCGGCCAACAATTGGTCGCGATTAAAGATATCTGCATAAGCCGGACGATTGATCCCAGGCAGGCTGAGATCCAAGCTGCGGTTCAGGGTGCCAGTGAAGGTTCCCCGTCAACCGGCGGATTTCTCGTTCAGCAAGATTTCTCCCAACAGCTACTCGCAGACACGTATGAGACATCAGTCGTTTGGGGACGTGCCGACAATACGACGATCGGGGCGAACTCGAATGGGCTGAAGCAAAACGCAGTCAATGAAACCAGCCGGGCAAATGGAAGCCGTTGGGGCGGCATCCAAACCTTTTGGGCTACCGAGGGCGAGGCGGCAACAAAGTCGAAGCCCGACTTTTACCAATTCGAGTTGACGTTGAAAAAGATGATCGGCTTGTTCTACGCAACTGACGAATTGCTCATGGACACGTCGGCTCTGGAGTCTGTGATCAGCCAAGCTTTCAGGGAAGAATTTGGTTTCCAACTTGACGATGCTGCCATAAACGGCGACGGGGCCGGTAAGCCGCAGGGCATCGTCGGCTTTGCCTCGACAGTCAGCGTTGCAAAAGAAACGCCGCAGGGAGCCGCAACCATCATTTCAGAAAACATTGAAAATATGTATTCGCGGATGATGGCTCAATACCTGAGCGGTGCGGAATGGTTCATCAATCAGGACTGCTGGCCGCAACTCTTCAAGCTGCAGCATACGGTCGGCACCGGCGGCGTGCCCGTTTTCCTGCCGGCCGGCGGAATTTCCGGTGCTCCGTTTGGAACATTGCTGGGCCGTCCAATTCGACCGATTGAACAATGCGCGACGGTTGGCTCGGTCGGGGACATTATTTTCGGAAATTTCTCGCAGTACAAGACGATCGACAAGGGTGGGATTCAGTCGGCACGTTCGATGCACGTCGAGTTCTTGACTGACCAGGAAGTATTCCGATTCATTCTCCGTGTGGACGGAAAGCCCAAACGGAAATCGGCACTCACTCCATTCAAGGGAACGCCAACCATCTCGCCGTTTATCACCCTCGCAGTGCGAGCCTAACAAATCAACGCAAACTCCAATACGGGAGAAATCAAATGGCAGGCGGATATCAACTTTCGCACGACGCGAAGATCAGCATGATCAACACGACGGACATCGGCGGCACGAGCGCAAGTCTCGCCACTTGGATGGACATGTCCGGCTTCGAGTCGTGTTTAGTTTACGTCGAAGTTGGAACATGGGATGCTGGCGACGATCTCGACGAGTGTCGAATTGAGGCTGCGTCAGATTCGTCCGGAACCGGGAATGTGGAAGTCACTACGGATTCTGCTACCGGGAATTACGACACTGACACGCCGATCGACGCTGACGGAGATTTCGTAATACTGGAAATTCGAAACGAAGACCTTCCTGTAGGCAAGCCCTTCGTCAACTTTTGCCTTGCGGAGGCTGGAAACACGGGCGTGGACAACATCAATGCGTTCATGGTTCTGTACAACGCGAAAGAGAAGTTCGCGGAGAAAAACGGTGCCGCAGTGAGTGGCGAGAAAGTCTACGTCACTCCGCACAGCAACACTTAAACATCACCAGCCTAACACAGGAGATACCCTGACATGGCACGTTCAGCATTGTTCTACAAAAATCAACTCGGCGGCCTCTCGACCGTCGAAGATATGTCCCGTTCGACAGGAAATCGCTTCTATGTTGATAGCGGGGCCGCTGACAACGGCGACACAAACAGCTACGGGCAGACCCCGGACGCTCCGTTTGCAACGATTGATTTCGCAGTCAGTCAATGTACGGCAAATAATGGCGACATAATTTACGCAATGCCTGGACATGCCGAGGTAGGATCGGCCGCCGGCGCTCTCGATTTCGATGTGGCTGGGATAACTTTGCTCGGGATCGGCGATGGTGCGGCGACTCCTACCGTAACACTCGACACGGCTATCACTGCCGATGTCGATATTGACGCCGCAAACGTCACTATCGAGAACATCCATTTCATAGCCAATTTCCTGGATATTACTGCTGCGATTGACGTGAATGCGGACGATTTCACGTTGCGGAACTGCCGGTTTACTGACACATCGGCGACCTTAAACGCGAAGATTTGGGTGCAGGACGCTGCGGCTACTGCGTCCGATCGAATAACCATCGAAGGTTGCCACGCTGATGCTGTCGGGACGGCAAACACGCATTTTCTGAACCTTGCGGGTACCGGGCACGGACACGTCATTCGCGACAACATCTTGATGGGAATTTTTCAAACAATGTGTCTTGGCGGCGCGGGAGTCGTCACTAAATGTTCGATAATCAACAACTATATTCTCAATACAAACGGTGTTGCGGATGGGTGCATCAACATGGCTGCCACGGCAACAGGTATTTGCGCGGACAATCGATGTTGTGGCGGACATGCCACGGGGGGCATCGTCAACGGTGATCTTGGATCACTTGAAAATTATTACGAAGACTTTGAAACCGACTTGAGCGGTTCGCTTGAACCTGCTGTCGCGTAAGGAAAATAAATATGCCAGAACTCTGTAACGGTTACTGTATCTCTGAAAATCTCGCTGAAAGCGTCGGTCGTAAATACACGGTTACCGATGTATCCGGCGACGTTCTACTCACGACCGATAGTAAGCGGAACGCGATGGATTTCGCCGAGTCCCTTTGCGGACCGGTTCAGTCCGCAGAGGAGCCACCGGAAGAGACGGAAGAAGAATCAGACGAATCGGAGGAGTGACATGGGAAGCGGAATCAAGCCGACAATCGAAATCGTCTCCGTATCGGCAACCGCAACACTCGCAACGTTGATTACCGGTACGGCTCTCGAAGATGCTACTAAAAAAGTGACACTACGCCCGCACGCTGCGGGAATCTACATGGACGACGGTACGGCAACGGCTTCGAGCGATCCGCTCGGGACGGCTGCGGTAGAAATAAACGGCGGTCCGAAAGAATTAGGTGCACTTCAGTTCTTTGCGGCAGTCGCTACAAACATGTCCGTTATCCAGGAAGGCTGACGTGAGAATCCAGGACCAATCAAGCCGAATCCTGCTCGCCCGTAAGGTTGCGACACTCGACGCCAGCGGCACAACCGCCAGCGTTGTGTTGTTTACCGTCACCGGGTCGGTCTTGGTTCACGGCATCTGGGGCGTCGTGACCGGTGCGACGGATTTAACGAATCACACGAAGGGCCACCTTCGAACGAACGACCAGACGGCGACGATCGATCTGACGGAAGCCGTTACCGGAATAGCTCTCAGCGGTCTCGCCGTTGGGACACTGGTTTCTAAAACTGCCTTAGCCGCCGTTGCCTTGACGCTCGACGATAACGCGGCGGCAAAAATCACTGAGCCTGCTTCGGCTGGTCAAGGATTGTTGTCGCCGTTTATCGTCGTGAAGAAAACGGCTGCGGTGACAAGTATCGATTATCGGTACACGACCACGGATGCACCTGCAGACGCAGAGATCACATTCGGGGCTCTATGGGAACCGTTAAGCACTGACGGAAACCTTGTTTGATGCTTGTAATCGACGACGTTAAAAACTATTCGCTCAACCGAACGGTCGCACCGATAAGGGAACCGATTTCGACAGCGGAAGCGATGCGTCATCTGAGGCTTGACGGTGTGGTTGACGTCGATTCGTTGGAGACGCATAACTCGACAGATTTTGGCAACACGACAAATCCTGTGACGATAAGCAGTGCGGTTACGAATTACGGGCGGATTACGTTTGTCTCCGGACTGCTGATTAAAATCGGCAGCGAGATCATGGAGGTCACGGAAGTATCCGGAAACAATGTCACATTCCAGCGTGGCGTGTTCGGGACTCCGATTATCTCCCATACGGGAGCAGTTAAAGTCTTCATCTCGACTCCCGACGAGGACGACATCCGCCAGATGGTAGTCGCCGCACGCGAATACGCAGAGCAATACCAATGGTCGTCACTGATGACTCAGACATGGGTTCTGAATCTGGACAGGTTTCCGCCGGATGAAATTCAGATCCCGAAACAACCGTTGGCATCAATTACTTCAGTTTCTTACGTCGATTTCGCAGGCGATTCTCAGACGCTCGTTACAGGGACAGATTTTACGCCTGACTTTACCTCACAGCCCGGACGGATAATTCCCGCATTTAATAAAACTTGGCCGTCAACACGCGGCCATATCGACGACGTGACCATAGTGTTTGTCGCGGGCTACGGAACAGGCGTGCCAGCAGGATCGACTGTCCCACAACGGATCAAGCACGCAATCAAGCTAATGGTTGCCGACTGGTACTGGAATCGGGGACCGATCGGCACAATGACGGATCGTCTTAGAACAACGGTAGATGCCCTTCTCTATTACGACAAATTCTCAGGAGTGATTGGGTGATGTGTGATGGAATCAGGCAACTTCAACCGGCGTATCACGATTCAACGGATCGAACTGAATCCAGAAACGGACGATCACGGCGAAGTGGATCTGAAAGACGAAGGGAACTGGGAAACCCACGTCGTAAGTTGGGCGAATATCAAAACCAAAGGCGGGCGTGAGTGGTGGAAGTCTGACAAAATCAACGCGGAAGTGAGCCACATTATCCAGGTCCCGTACGGCAGATTGACACGAAAAATCGACTCGGAAATGCGAATCAGAGTCGGAGATAGAACAATCAATATTGTGGCCGCCTATGACATCGATGAGCAAAGACAGGTTATTGAGATGCAGTGCAAGGAACCGAATTGATGGCAACCAAGCTCTTGACGGGTGACAAAGAACTGGACCGCAAACTTAACGAACTAGCTAACAAGTCTGCTAGAAAAGTTGCTGCGGCAGGGATTCGAGCGGGGATGCGGGTCATCGCCAAGGCTATCAAATCAGAAATACCGCCAAGCATGAAGGATGTAAAGAAATCGATTGGATTCCGGTTCCGGCGTAATACCAGAAAAGGTGACGGTCTAATTTTGGCAAAAGTTGGTGCAGGTGTTGGGCAGAAGAGACCTGACCGTAAAGGTAAGCGTAAGTCCCGAGGCCCGTGTATTGGGAGAAAAATAGCTGTGCGTGGCTCACGTCCCGGTCGTCCCGGTGTTGGCCTCGGTCGAGCACCCCATTGGCCGTTATTGGGCACAGTAGCGAGATTCCAATGCACAACGCTTCGCAAAACTGGAATCATGCCTTCCTTACCAGCCGTCAAACTCGGTTTTGCCAAAAGCGAGGCGGCGTTTATCCAAAAGGTAAAAGACAACATTGGCAAAGGTATTGAGCGTGAATTTAAGAAATGAAAACGGGACTCCAGAAACTATTCAAAACGACGAATGCGATCACGTCGATTGTCAGCGACAGAGTCTATGTAACTCGTTTGCCGCAAAGTGCGGATGAAAATTTGGATCACATACTGATCACCCAGATGACCAGCGACGAAAACAATTCACTCGACGGAACTTCGGAACTTCGATTCATTGACTTTGATGTAGACTGTAAGTCACGGACATCCACCAGAGCCGACATATTATCAAAGGCAGTTCGGGCGTTTCTGAAAGACTATACCGGGGCCGCAGGGGACCAAACGATTGACGCGGTTTTATTCACTGGTGAATCGGACGATTTCGAGCAACCAGTGGACGGCAGCGATGGCGGGTTGTACGTCACGACTTTAGATTTTCAAATTCAGTATAAACCTGTGTGAGATAAATAATGGCAGACGCACTGACGGCAACATTCAGGGCAAGTCTCTCCGGCACTTACATCAATACGTTGACGGACGGAGACACCGTCTCACATCCGATTAGTAAAATAATAACACTAGCACTCACAGACGGGACCACGACGGACAAGGCTGATATTTTTTGGGGGTCTAAGGGTCGCTCACTCAGTGGTGCGACGTCGGAAGATATCGACGTATTTGATTTTGGTACGATCAATCTTGGGGCTGGAGCCGGAGAGAACGCGATCGGTGGGTCCGTCACGCAGATAGATATTGTTCTTGTAATTGTCGAAAACAATTCAACATCCACGGGTAATTTAACCGTTGGCAACAAAAACGCGGCCACCGCGTGGGCGACGCCGTTCAACGGAGTTGATACCGCTGCGGTTGGTCCGATTCCGCCGGGCGGGTTCTTTATATTCGGTGCGGGTGCTGACCCCGCATTTGCTGTTTCGGACACGAGCGACCACCTACTGACAATGACGTCGTCGGCAGATCTAACCTACGACATTTTTATAGTTGGTAGGGACACATGAAAATAGGTTATTTTGAATAAGGGAGCCAATAATGGCGAAGGTTATTTGCAAAGGGACAATAATAAAACATACCGTCAGCTCGTCGCTCGTCGCCGTAGCTCAAGTTATATCAATCGATCACTCCGGGGCGGAAGTTCAGACTTTTGAGAATAAAACACTCGATGGCGGAGCCGCAATTCCGCATACACCTACTGGCTACAGTGAAGGGGGGAGTGTAGA